CCTCGTCAAAGAGACCGTAAGACTGGTAAAGGGTATCGGTGCGGGACTTCAGGGCGTTCTCATACTCGTCGTTCAGCGACTTGATATCCTGCTCCAGGCGGTCGTTGATCTCCTGGACCTTGTCGGCGTATTCCTGCTCCAACTCCACCCGACGCTGAGCCGCGTCTTCCTGAGCGCTCTGCACGTCCGCAAGATACTGCTGCTGGGCCTCGTAAATCTCCTTTTCGAGCCGGTAGACCTCCCGGTCCATCTTCTTGCGTTCCTCGGTGCCCTTTTTGTATCGGGCCTGAACACGCTTATAGGCAGCCAGCTCGTCGGCGAGAGCCATACGGTTGTAATACTTCTCCTCCTCGATCCAGTCCATGGAGAATTGGTAAGACTGCTCTACGAGCTCGTTGCGCAGCCGGTAGACTTCCCGGTCCGCTTCCTTGCGCTCTTCTGTGCCCTCCAAATATCGGGCCTGGACTCGCTCCCAGGCAGCAAGCTCTTCTTCTAAGCTGAGCCGGTTATAATACTTCTCTTCCTCGATCCAGTTCTTGGAGAATTGGAAAGATTCCTTCGCCAGCTCGTTGCGCAGCCGGTAGACCTCCCGGTCCAGCTTTTTACGCTCTTCAGTACCTTCGGCGTAGCGGGCCTGAACGCGTTCATAGGCCGCAAGCTCTTCTTTCAGACTGAGACGATTGTAATACTTCTCCTCCTCAATCCAGTCCATCGAGAATTGATAGGATTTCTCCGCGAGTTCATTGCGCAGCCGATAAACCTCCCGGTCGGCCTTCTTGCGTTCCTCGCTGCCTTCCAGATATCGTGCCTGGATACGCTCATAGGCTGCCAGTTCCTCTTCCAGACTGAGGCGGTTGTAATACTTTTCTTCCTCGATCCAATCAATAGAAGCCTGATAGGTAGACGCGACAAGCTCATTTTGAATTCGATAAACCTCCCGGTCGATCTTAATGCGCTCCTCGCTTCCCTTTTTGTACTTCTTTTGAAGCCGTTCCCACCCGGCCAGCTCGTCGCTCAAGCTGAGTTCGCCGTAGTAATTCTTCTCGTCGACCCACTTCTCAAACGCGTCAATGCCCTTCCGGCTGACGGCGAGAACTTCGTTGATCATGCCAGAGGCAGCGTCTGCGGCGGGGACGATGCTGTTGTTGACGCCGATAGCCAGACCTTCACCGATGTTCTCGCCTAAGTGAATGAACTCCCGGGAAGGTGAGTGGCTGTCCAGCGCCCTTTTCGCCGCGTTGAGAGCGGCAAGGCCCAGACTTCGGCCGGCTGAAGATGCGCTTTTGAGCTTGGAATTGATGCCGTTGATAAAGCCCTGGGAAACGTTTTTGCCCACATTTTCAAACTTGCTTTTCTGCTTGTCGATTGCCGAAACAGCAACGGAAACCATGTGGGATATGGCCGACGCTACACGCGAATCGCAATCGTTAAACTCATTGGCGAACTTGTCAACACCGGTTTCCGACAGATTCTTGAGGAACTTGCTGAAGTTGTCAAGTCCGTCAGAATTGAGCTTCTTCGCGCCCGCGTTCAGGTCTTCAGACAGGTCAATCAACGCCTTTACCGCATTGGTGGAATCTTCCAGTTTGTCGACACCGATGCCGCCCATAGCGGTTGTAAACTCACCGAGCGCCTGACCCAAAGGCTTCAGTTCCGCCGCAAACGCGGACAGACTGTTGTCTCCGAGTAGGCCGGAAAATATACCGCCGCTGTTCGGAAGAGCCGCCGCCATTTCCGCCAGTGCCTTCGCCGCGTTGGCGGAAGCCGTTACAGTTTCAGGCTTAATGTTGCCGACTGCCGCAGCATACTCGGCAAAAGGTCCGGCAAATGCCTTCAGTTCCACGGCAAACGAACTCAAGGTATTATCGCCAATCCAATGGGCCAGAATGCCGCCGCTGTTCGGAAGCGCGGATGCCATTTCGGCCAGAGACTTTGCCGCACTGGCGGAGTTCGTCACAGTCTCGGGATCAACATCCTTGACTGTGGCCGCGTATTCAGCAAAGGGTCCACCGAATGCCTTTAATTCCTGAGCGAACGAGCTTAGTTTGTTGTCACCCAGCAGATCCGCAATTACCCCTCCGTGGTTAGGCAGTGCGCTGGCGAATTCCGCAAGAGATTTCGCCGCGCTGGCGGATGCGGTCACAGCTTCCGAATCAATGCCGTTGACCGCCGCCGCGTATTTAGCAAAGTTTTCCCCGAAGGGAACCAACTGTTTGGCAAATGCGCCCAGAGTGTTGTCACCCACCAGAGCAGCCAGGATACCACCCTGGTTAGGAATCGCGTTCGCAAACTCCGCCAGGGATTTCGCCGCGGCAGCGGAAGCGGTCACAGCTTCCGAATCAATTCCGTCAATCGCTGCGGCGTATTTTGAAAAATTCTCACCGAAGGGAACCAGCTGCTCGGCAAACGCGGCCAGCGACGTGCCGCCGGTAAACCAGGAGGTCAGCGATTCCAATATGTTGGCACCGGTCAGGGCCAGCAGCGCCTGGGCCAGCGAATTGACACCTGCCAGCGCGTCGGAGTCCACTCCCTTAACCGTCTCGAAGAAAGGCTGAGCGTTTGCCATAAAGGCGGACAGGTTCTCGCCAATGATAGGCAACCCCGAACTTAATCCGCCCAGAGCACCGCCCACAAATCCACCGATCGCCGCGCCTAAACCCGTACCAATCTTCTCCATGACCATGATGGCTCGGTCCAGGTCTTCCTCAACGGTGGGGTTGTCGGCGGTCAATGCACAAATAGCTGCCATGATCCCGCCGATCCCGACGATCAAAGTGGCCAAAGCCCCGATCCCGATGAATGCCGCCGGACCGGTTACGCCCACGGTGCTCAGCATCATACAGGCAGCAGACAGGGACAGGAGCAGGATGGACAAAGACGCGGCGGTTTCAATCGACGGCTCCACATCAAGCGCCGACATGACGCCCAGAATTGCGGCCAGGCCGGCGGTGACGGCGGTCAGGATACCCACCGCGATAAGAGCCGTCGGGGCAATCGTACCGGCTTTGCTTATGATGAGAAGAGCTGCGGAAAAGGACGTCAGCAGAATGGAAAGCGCCGCCGCGTTTGCAATGGAGCTTTCGACTTGAAGCAGCGACATTGTGGTCAGGATACCCGCCAAAGCCGCAACCACAGTGGTCATGAGAATCACGGTGCCGGCAGCTTTTTCAGCAAGATGCGTGGACGCCACCATAAGGGAAAACGCTCCCATCAGCAGGGTCAGAGCCATGCTCGCCCCTTTCAGCTTTTCCGGGTCAAGCAGGGTCAAAGCCGCTACCGCAACCGTCAAAGCCGACACAGCCACTGTCAGCGTAATCAGTGTAGCTTGGATTTTGGTCGCGTCCTTGGCAAACGCCGTAACGCCAACCAGCGCGCCAAACACTACCAGCAACTGCGTGACAGCGGCCAGCGCCCGGTCCAGACCGCTGGGATCCATATGCGACAGCACCACCATAACGCCGGAGAGGATAAGGATTGCCCCCGACATCATCAGCAGCATTGCTCCTGCTTTTGCCCCGTACTTTCCGGCGAATTTGCTGGCCATTGTTACAGCGGAAAAGACAAGGAGCAATTTTGAGATGGCCGCGGTGCCGCGGTCCAGTGCGCTTTGGTCAATGCCGGCCATCATTTTGATTGCGGCGACGATCAGAACAAGAGCCGCCGACATCATCATGACCGACGCGCCGGCTTTGGCAGCGTTTTTGCCCGCCAGATGGGACGCGGCCATGAGTGCAGCGAACATTCCAAATATGGTTACGAATGTCCCCATACTCTTCTCTGCCGCGCTGGGATCCATCCGAGCCACATCTTTGAAGCACTTGACCATGATTCCCATGGAGACGGCAATCGCAAGAATGGAGGCGGCCGAACCGACTTTTACGCTCTTACATGCCTTGGTCAGAACGGCAAGTCCCAGTACCGCCCCTATCAACACCGTGATGGTCTGTCCGAGGTTGTCGATCTGCATGTTGCTGATGTCTTTTATCGTGCCGACAAACAGCTTCAAAGACACCGCCAGCGCGACCATGGACAGTACACCTTTGGTATCGCTTGCGCCGCTTTTGCCCATGGCTTTTGTCACCGCAACCATCCCCAGCGCCAAGCCGGACAGAACCACCAAACTTCCAGCCAGTTTATCGCCGTCCATGTTGCCCAGAGTTTTCAGGGAGTTGGTCAGCATCAGCATACTCGCGCCGATGGCGACTACGGAAAGAGACAGTTTTGTTAAATCCTTCGGGTTGCCCAATTTGCTCATGGCAAAGGAGAGCAGCACCAGCCCCGCAGCCAGTCCGCCCAGGATCATCGCAGAGCTTTTCAGCTTGTCCTGATCCAAAAGGCTTAATACAGCTAACGCCCCCACAAGCATCAAAAGCGCCTTGGCAACGTTGATGAGCGCCTTGGATTTGGTTTCTGCCGCGAATGCCTTCAGAGCTTTGGATGCGCTGCCAAGCACAGTGTCGATGCTGCCCATGATTTTGTGAGCGTCTTCGATCAGTTTCCCAACGCCCTCAAATGCAGTCGAAATTGTGGCCATGGCGTCCGAGATCTTTTTGGTAAACGCGACCATGGCAGCGCCCAGGCCAATGGCGAAAATATCACTGAAGTTAAGTTTGCTCGCCAGCTTGTTTCGGATCTCAAATGCGGTGTCGAAGATGCGGTCCTTCGCGTTGACCAGGAAATCAACGATACTCTTTAGGGACGACCCAACTTTGTCCTTTGTGCTCTCAACCTTTTTTCCGACGTTGTCAAACGCGGTACGTATGTCACTGCCAAAGTCCCGCACAGCCTGCCGCACATCGACAAATATTCCGTCAAAGTCGAGGGCGTATCCCAGCACGTTATCCCGGAAATCAATCAGAACTTTTCCAATGTTGTCCAGCGAAAAGGAGTCCAGCAGCTTAACCCGATCAAGAAACTCGCGGAACCGTTTGCCGCAGCCGTCGATGTGTTCCTGAATACGGTCGGCGGTAGTGCGGAACGCTTCTCCGAAACGTGAGACTGCCTCCTGGATAATCGGAAGTTCGCCGAACCCCTTTAACCCATCTCTGGCTGACTCTCCCAAAGATTTCAAGAGGGGCAGGGCTTTCTCAATTCCTTGTGCCAGGATGTTGTGCTCGTCGACCCAATCCCGAAAGGCTGCAGCGGCATCGCCAATGTTGGCGGTGACGTCCAAAATATCCATGTCGAACGCGCCGAGAATTTGAGATACGAGTTTCAGACCATTTTTCAACGCGCCGCCGACCAGAGTCGTAAACACGTCCACAATTGCGAACAGGCCCTTGAACGTCCTGTGCAGTTTATCGGCCGTTTCGTCAGATACGACCAGCTTCTCGGAAAAATCGTGGACAAGAGAAATCAGATTATAGAGCTGCTCGGATGTGACCGGAGGGAAAATATCGCGCCATGCGCCCGTTACAGATCGGATCACCGTCATGAGGCCGTTGAGCGCATTCCGAAAGGAGTCGATCAGCAATTCCCGACCGCTTGGGCGGCTCATGTTCTGGATCAGCTCGTTCATCGGGGTCCCGGTCTTCTCCGCCTGCTCCGCAAGCTTTCGGATCGCCGAAATCTGTTCTTCCGTATACCCAACGCTTTTCAGCTGAGCGTCAGACAGCTTTTCCAGCTGAACTTCGGTCCCCAGCAGTTTGTGATTAACCAGCCCCTGAATCGTGGCGTAGTCATACCCGGCTTTTGTGAGGGCCTCTACTCGGGCCTTACCATTCCCAAAGTCACCGCGAATTACACGGTTGACAACGCCCTCGTACCGCTCCATCTGATCGGTCATATCGACCGTTGCTTTCGACACTTCAGATGCGCCGTCGGCGAAGCTGGTCAATGCCTCGGCGAAAATATCGGAGGTCAGCCAACCCTTTTTCAGCGACTGCTCGAAGGAACCAGCATCTTTGATCATTTCATCGGTGACAGCGCCGTGCTGCTTCCCGACTTTCATCAAGCTGGCCTGGAACTCATCCAAGGCAATGCCAGTTCCCTCCAACTGTTCTGTAACCGATCCCCAGCTGGCTGATGATGACAAGGCACCTCTAAGCAAATCGTTTCGGGCTTTCGCCGAGTCAGAAATGATTCCGCCAAAGGAGTTCGACATCTCCGTAAAGAGCGTCTTTGCTTCGTTGAAATCGCCCACGACAAGCTGCCATGTCTCAGCCCAGCCCGACTGGGCACTCTCTTTGAGCGTATCCCAAAGCTGAGTGAAGGTTTTAACATCCTGAGCGGCCGCGAACGCCTTCTTGCCTATTTCGGTAGTCTCATCGGCGTACCGGGCCAAAGTCCTGGTCAGCACTTCGGAGGTCATCCACTGCGCGCTGAGGGAGTCATTGAACATCGTTGTGGAAGTAAACAGCTCGGACACATGGCCTTTCAAGTCAGTCGTTGTGGACTTGTACTGCTCCCCCACCTTGACCAGCGTGCCCATCTCCACGGCCGTGTCAATAAGCTGCTGCTTGAACTCTACGGTGGCCATGTTGGCGTTCTCAATGGACTTCCAGTCGATCAAACGAACACAGCCAGAGGAAATTGCCTGACCAAGGTTGTACATGGCGCGGGACGCCTCGTTGGCATTTGCGCCTGATACGGCGGCTACATTGGCCACGCCTTGGATGGCAGCTACGGCCTCGTCCAGGCCAACGCCCGCATTCGTAAACTTGCCAATGTTCTCCGTCATATCGGAGAAAGAGTAGATCGTCCGGTCCGAGTAAGCGTTAAGTTCGTCCAGTTTTCGGTTAACCTCGTCCAGACTCGCACCGGTGCTGGCCATGATGGTCTGAATGGACCCCATCTTCAACTCGTATTCACTGAAGCCTGTGGTGATTGGCTCAATGGTGAACGTTGACGCAATGCGCTTCCCGGCATTGAGCACCGAATTGGTGATGTTGGAGAGGGCGGTCATGGCTACGACGTCAAGCGCCGAGAACTTCGCCCGGATTGCTTCTATGGACTTTCCAAGGACAGAGAGGTCACACTTCTTCGCCGCGTCGTTGACCTTCTCCAGGCCCTTGGCGGCGCCGTCCATGTTCAAGCTCTTCTTCAGCTTGTCCAGCGTGGACATGCTGGTCTTGACGTTCGCCTCGAAGTGCCTGTTGTCGAACTTCATTTCCACGACTTTCTGGTCGATGGTTTTGCTCACAGCTTTGTAACCTCCCTCCATGCTTCATGTGCGATCTGGTCAAAGATGGGCTGAATTGCCGGATTGATGTAATCCCGACCCTGCACCCAGCCGCCGGTTCCCGTGCCATGTCCGTATTGCAGGATGATGGCGATGGGGACTCCATTTTGAATGTTGGAATTGTGAAAAGAGATCGTGGCGGTCCCCTTTTCGTTGGTGATCTTGTAGTACCAGGAACTGGCGGTCTTCCCGGTGTCCACTGGCGTTGCAGACGCAAGGGCGGCTACTCCGGCCCGACCATACCGGTTGAGGTCGCCCAGGTGGACCGCCTCTTTCGCCCGCTCCAGGAACCGGGTCAGCTTGGAGAAGTCGCCCTTTTGTCTGAACGTAATCATGTCCTCACCTAATCCAGTTTCCCGATCCGGTCCAAAGTGGTCATGATCCGGCAGAAGTCATCGCTCACGTTCAAAAGTCCACCGCCGGTCCCTTTGAGAGCACCGGCCTGTACGAGTTTCCTCACAGTGGGCGCGTACCACGAGGGCACGTCCTCCAACGTACGGTAAACAACAGGTTTGATTTCAGCCACCGCCTTAGACATGGCGGCTTCCGCCGTCTTGACTGCCTTGGCAGCAGCCGCATCCGCTGCTCTTCCCGCAGCCTCTTCCGCAATCTTCCCGACTTCCTCGACCGTCATATCGTCCTCATCCTTTCCGTTGTACTTCCTCGCGTCCACCAGCCAATACTGCCGCACCTCATTGCGGAACGTTGCCGGGTCACCGTTGGAATACTTGTTGTTCCCGCTGGCATGAATCGGGTCGTTGATCCGCACCTTGCCGTCCCAGTCCCAGACCAGAATGTAGTGCCCGCCAGTGGTCCAGGTTCCGCGTACGGCGGTGGATTTCCTGCCCATCAGCGCGATTACCCAATACCCCTGAGCCAGGTACTCCTTCACCTGGTCGTGGATCGGGTGATCGGGTTTGTTGATGATGCGGCTCGCCAACAGCTGTTTGCACTCGATGCCATAGGCGGCAAGCTGAGGCTTGAAGTAGCCGTAGGCGGTGCCCTGGTCTTTGTACTTAAACCCATGTTCCATAGACCACTGGCAGGTCTCTGCCGGAGTGACTTTAGAGTCCTTCAGCGTGGCGATACACATGGCCGCGCAGGTGGGGCCGCAACCAGAGGTGTAGATGGTCTTATCGTTTTCACCTTTCCTAGTATCGTTGTACGGCAGGTTTTTCCAACGCTTATCGTACTGCTTGTAATCCACCGGCTTCTTGTTCATAGCTTCTACCCCCTTGTATGATGCCTTTTCCTCCGAGTGGCATTGATTGCGCGATTTCTGGCCAGCAGTTCGCTTTTGGGTATTTTCTTCGGTGACTGACTCTTGGCGTTGCAAACTCGGATAAGAGTCAAGAGCCGATTCAGGTGCCACTTTTGACACTCAAAAGGGATGTTGTCGCAGATCATCCAATAGTAGATGATCTCGGCGGTCACGACCTCTCGCCCTCCGCCGGGTGGCCCGTTTTTGGAAAACGTGGTGGCAGTCATTGGGGCGTCGATGTAGCTTTGCACCTGACGAATATTCTCCCGCGTAAGAGCCAGATAGACGCCGGGGTCCACATTCTGCGTCAGAGTCATGCAGCGAATGTAGTCCACAAATTCCGTCATCGTCTTCTGTCCTGTGTGGAGATAGGGCTTGTGCCACTTGCTTTCCCATTTTGAAAGCGAAACCAAAGAATGCTCCAGCTGAAGCGTCTGACCCTTTGTGCGCAGGAAGACCCCGTTGACATCGTCGAACTGCTCGGACGCCGGCACGTAGATTTTCAGCATTTCCGGGAGGAAAGACGTCAGGCCGTCGGAATCAAAGCAGGCGAATGGGACGTATCAATCGGGGCTTCCTGCTTTGCGGAGGGAACGATCCCGTTGACAAAGGCGGCGGCAGCGTCGGCGTCTGTGGCCAACTCCATAAACAGCTGGCTGTACGCCTCGGTCTGCGAGAACGCGTCGCGGAGTTCCTGATTCTTGATGAACCGTCTGCCGTCCGGGGACTTCTCGCCATAGGCTTTCATGATGATGTCCTTAAAAGCGGCGACGATCTGCTTGTGGTCCTTGGCCTTAACGATTCGGTCGATCTGTTCCACCAGACCGCCGTCGACAGACAGCTCCATCTCGGTCACCTCAGCCGCCGTCAGGTTGAAGTAGAAGTCCTCGGTACGACTTACGCCGTTGTAGTCTTCGTAAGTAATCGTCTTCTTCAGCATATCAAACTCTCCTTTCAATCACGAAAGCGGAGCCCTCGGTGAAGAGAACCCCGCTTAATCTAAAATATCAATCTGCAGGCAGCAGCAAAGATCAGGGAGCGGTGGTCTGAAACAGCTCTATAATCTCAGCGGGCATCGGCAGACGGGCGTCAACGCCGTCGGTGCCGTCAGGCGTGGTGGGATCTTTGCCGTAGAGGATCTCTTCCAGAGCCGCCAGCTTGACCGGGTCCGCCTTGGTGCTGTCAATGACAATGGAAGCGGTGGGCTTATAGCCGGGGACATCCACAGGGGTGGTAGTCACTTCCCAGCTAAAGTTCGCGGCCTCGGGCGAGTCGTTAATCGTCTGGTAATTGCGCTCGGAGGGAGAAGCCAGGGCACCGTAGATCAGGTGCAGCTTGTAGCCGAAATCCTGACCGACCACGTCGTTGCCGAGTTTGGTACGGTGGGACAGGCCGAAGGTCTTCCGGCTCTGCTGCCCGATGGAAACGCCGTCCGCGACCTCGGCGGAGCCGTCGCACTCCGCCCACTCGTCGGGATAAGTGTACGCCTCAATGGTGCAGCCGAAGTCCTCGGCGGCGATCAGGTTCAGGTACTTGATGTTGTCGGCGTAGAGCGGGTTGGGCTCGGCGCCGGAGGGGCTCTCAGTCACGGCGGTGATGCCGTTCCAGGCCACACCCTTGTCGTAGACGCCGGTGCTGCTCAGCGGGTACAGAACAGCGTGGTCGACACCGGTCTCATAGAGGCGCTTGCCGGTTTCATCCCATTTGACTTTCATTGCGATTCCTCCTTAGAAATATAAGTTGAACACGTCATGGTGGAGATTGCTTGCCGTATAGTGCCGGTCGTGGGCACACATGGGCAAGGCGGCGATCTTCCTGGGAAGGTCACTGTCGGGGTCTTTGTCGATGACCGTCACCTGATACCGGTCCCGGAAAATGTACGGCAGATTGTCCGCGAAATCCGCCTCGATTCGGCTGCGCTCGTAGACAATGCAGGGGTACTTCATCTTGTAATCGGCGGGCGGCTGGAAATATACGTTTCGGGAACCGAGCATGTCCACCAGAATCTCATGGAGCTTCAGTCTTCGATTCAGTGTAAACACCTCCGATGGTCAGGATCAGCCGGGGGTACTGGACCTCCACGTTGGAGATCTTCCACTTGGCGCCCATGTAGCCGATGTACCGCATACGATAGAAGTTCTGATAGGCAAAGGGGTCGGCGATGATGCTGACCTCGTTGGCGATGTTGACGTTATCGTTAAGCATCTCAGCCCCCTGCAACCGTCTGGTGTTGCGGATCAACTCGCCCGAGTACATACGCTCGGTGATTTCTTCCTCCCACACGCCGGGTCTCGCCTCCCCCGTATCAGCGTACCCGATCGGCCCGTAGAATTTCGCCATTTTGAATTCCTCAGGGACCGACGGGTACGACCGGCTCTTCCAGAGCGATGGCGGAGTAGACGCGGGTGAGTGCGCCGGACACGCGGGCCTCGATCAGGTACTTCTCCTGGTTGAAGTCGATGTCGAACTGGTTGAAGCGGGAAATCTCGCCGCCCTTGGTAGAGCCCACCGTGTAGTCGGCCAGGTTGACGAAGATGCCCAGCAGCCGCTTCTGAATACCGTCCTTCGTGGCGCGGACCAGGCCCTCGAACTGCTCGACGGTGTCAATCGCACCCACGTTCAGCGCCTTAGCCAGGTCAGCCTTGGAGTCGTAGATGCGCCGGCCGTTCATGTCCCGAGCCAGCAGCATAACGTTGAGCAGGTGCGGCGTGCAGAAGAAGTCAGGCGTGCCGGTACCCTTGTAGTTCTCACGGGAGTAGAGCGCGGCAGTGATGATGGCCTCGGCATAGACGTAGTTGTCGCCGAAGGACGCGCCGGTCTTGCTTCCCTGGAGAGAACTGCGGGCAGAGGCAATGTCCACATCGTAGTGAATGGTGTAGAGGTCGTCGTCATTCCAGATGGAACGGATGTGTTCCTCGGAGATCTTCATCTCGTCACCGTCGTCCCGGCCGTCGCCCACCAGAATCGCCGTGGCCAGCTCCTCGTTGAGGTTCATCCGCATCACCTTGTACTGGTAGTCCACCACGTCGAAGTCGGTGATGTCGATGATGTCGTCCCGGTGCAGCGCGTCTTTGCAGTAGACGGTCTGCGGGTCGGTCGTCCGCTTGATGAGCTTCATGTTGCCGTTAAGCTGCTTCTTCTTGCCCTTCTGATAACCCAGGGCCCGCAGGTCGGTGCCCCGCGCGTCCATCTGGCGGGTACGGATCCGGCTGAAGGGCGTTTTGTGGACCTTCTGCATGACCGTGGACACCCATCCCTGATCACGGGTGAGCAGTTCGGGAGCACCCGGACGCAGGTCCTTGAACTCGGGAAACAGAGCTTCAATGTCCTCATAGCCATGCTTCAGACTGTCGTTCTGTTCGGCGTAAAGCTTGAACGCGGTCTGGAGGCTGCCCACGCTCTTGAGCTTCGCCGTCTCGATAATGTCGATCTGATCGGCGTGGCTCAGGACCTCCCCCTTGGCCTCATCGTTCTCGAAAACGTTGTGTTTCATTTTGTCGTCGTCTCCTTCCTCAGAATCATCGTTTTTGTCCTCATCGGCCTCGTCGAGCGCTTCACCGATCAAGGCGTACAGGACTTGCTTCTGCTTTTCATTCATGGTGTTCACAACGTCAGCGACAGTCTCATCGCCGTCTTTACCATCAGACTTCGACGGAGCTTCCTTCTTGCCGTCGCTGTTGTCAGCGTTCTCCTCGGAGTGGCTGAGATCGAGAGGTTCACCGGTTCCGATGAAGACTTCGCCCTCGCCGTCCTCTCCGTGGGCCATATCCACGAAGTCGATAAAGGCACCGGGATTCGCGCCGGCCACCACAAGACTGACCTCGCGAATGACGCCGTGGATCACATCACCGCCCTTCTGCTTGAGCTTGTTGGCGTAGATGGAAAGGGCCTCTACGTCACCATGCTGGATGCACAGCCTGGCCGCCTTGGCGCTCTCGGTATCGTTCAGCGCGCAGTAGGCGTAGACGCCGTCCGCACGGTTCTCCAGCAGGGCGTGCCCCAGGACCTCCAGAGGATCATTGTGCTGGTGGTTCCACACCAGGGGAACCTTCTTCCCGTCGCAGTCCTTGAACGCATCCTTGCGGATCGTCCGTCCATCGGCGCAGACAAGGTCGTTGCGGGTTGCCCAGCCGCTGAAGTCATACTTTTTACCCATTTTGAATTGTTTCCTCCTTCTGATTGTGAAACGGTTCCGCCTGCCTGTGCTGGTCCTCGGCCGGCGCGCTC